TGGCGCCGATGGCGCGGTGGTGGGCGTCACGAGTCAGGCGTCAGGTGGCACGGAGGACGACGACCAGGACAACGACCAGGAGGATGCACGGGCGGCGGCGCGCAATTGGCTGGATGTGCTGCTGGCTGATGTGGAGCGCAGGCTGATGGCGCGGATTGCCAATGATGTGCGCCAGGCCGGGGCCAAGGCGATGCGCAATGGCGGGCGTCGTGGCCTCGGTGAGTGGGGCGAGACGATGATCCACGAGTGGCGCACGGCGGGCGAGGCGATGCTGGCGCCGCTGGCACGCGATGCTGAGCGCGGCGGGCTGGTTGGGTCTCCGGCGACGGTTTATGCGGCCGTAGACATTGGAGATTGGGTCGCCACGGCGTATCAGGCGGCGGTCAAGGAGTTGATTGGAGGGCAAGGTGGAACGAAGACTGATCACGACTGAGCTACGCGCCACGACGGCGGACGGGAAGCGGAAGATCGGCGGCTATGCGGCCGTGTTTAATTCGCTGTCGGTGGTGCTGTGGGATTTCCGGGAGGAGATTGCGCCCGGTGCGTTTGCGGAGGCGATTGCCAAGAACAATGTGCGCGCGCTGTGGAATCACGACACGAGCGAGGTGCTGGGGGCGTCGGGCAATGGGACGCTTTACCTGGCGGAAGATGCGACCGGGCTGCGCTTTGAGTTGGAGTTGCCCGACACGCAGCGCGGGCGGGACGCGTTCACGCTGATCGAGCGTGGGGACGTGTCGCAAATGTCGTTTGGGTTCCGGTCGCTACCGGATGGCAGCGAATGGCGCATCGACGAGGACGGGCAGTATATCCGGCGGCTGCTGAAGGCGGATTTGCTGGAGGTGTCGCCGGTGACGTTTCCGGCGTACCCGGCCACGTCGGTAGGCGTGCGTGCGGAGATGCTGGGCGATGAAGTGCAGATTCCCGATGCGGTGCGCCGGGCGGCGCAGGGCGTCGGCATCGATAGCGTGGCGGCGGATGCGTCCAGGCGGGCGCGGCTGGCGGCCATGACGGAAACAGAATTGATGTTGGCGGCCCGGCGCGTGAACCGGGAGGGAGTGTAACGTGGACAATGAGATTGTGAGCTGGCAGCGACGCCAGGCGGAGGCGCTGAAAGAGGCGCGTGAGATCAACAAGCTGCGCGGGGAGCGTGACCTGACCGAAGCGGAGGACGCCAAGCTGACGCAGTTGCGCGGCGAGGTGGATCGGCTGCAACAGGCCATCGAGGGCGAACTGCGCATGAGCGTGCAGCAGGCCGGGCAGCAGGCGCCGGTGGAGAAGCCGGTGATCGGGATGGGCGAGAGCGATCTGCGCCAGTTCTCGATTTTGCGGGCAATCCGGGCGCTGGCGACGAAGGATTGGCGCGGCGCCGAACTGGAGCGAGAAGCTAGCGACGCCACGGCCAAGCGGCTGGGCAAAAACCCACAAGGCTTCTTCCTGCCGTATGACTGGCTACGCTCTGAGCACAGCGGCGTAGAGCAGCGTGCGATCACGACCAGCACGGGCGCCAGCCTGATCCCGACGCAGAAACTCGGATTTATCGACGTGCTGCGCAACCGCATGATGGTGCGTGCGGCGGGCGCGGTGGTGCTCGACGGGCTGATCGGCAATGTCGATCTGCCGCGGCGCACGGCGGGCGCGGCGCTGGCGTGGGTGGCGGCAGGCAGCGCGCCCGGCAGCGAGGGCACGCAGACCTTCGACGCGGTGCAGCTGCGCGCCAAGACCGGCAGCGCGTATGTGGACATCTACCGCACGATGTTCAACCAGACGAGCCTCGACATCGAGATGTTGGTGCGCGACGACCTGGCGGCTGCAGTGCAGCTCGGCATCGACTATGCGGCGCTGCATGGGGACGGGCTGAGCAACGCGCCGACGGGCATCGCCAGCACCAGCGGGATCGGGGCGGTCTATGCGGGCGGGGCTGCCAACAACGGCACGAATGCCAACGGCGCGGCGCTGATCTGGGCGGACATCGTGAAGTTGGAGACAGAGGTCGCCGTGGATAACGCCGACGTGGGTCGCCTCGGCTACATGACCAATGCGAAGGTGCGCGGCGCGTTGAAGACCACGGCGAAAGTTGCCGGGACGGACAGCCGCATGATCTGGGACGACGACGGGATACTCAACGGCTATACGCCGTGGGTGACCAACCAGGTGCGGGGGGACATCACGAAGGGCGGCTCTACCGACCTGTCGGCGGTTTTCTTCGGCAACTGGGCGGACCTGGTGATCGGGTTGTGGGGCGTGATCGACATCACGGCGGACATTCCCGACAACCGCACGGGCACGGTGCGCGTGGCGGCCATCGTCGAGACGGACATTGCGCTGCGGCGTGCGCAGTCGTTTGCGGCCTGTCTGGACGCGGACACGAGCGCGTAAGTAGAGATTCAGAGATTGGGGGATTGGAGATTGGGCAACCGATCTTCAATCTCCTGAGTGAGAACCAGGGGGGAGATACATCATGGATGGCAAGCGATTTGTTGGGCTGAGCGTCGTGGGGGCGCTGGTGCTGTTGGCGCTGGCGCTGACGGTGATGGGCGGCAACGGTGCGGCTACGGCGGCGCCAGTGGCGGCGCCCACGCCGGTGAGCGTGACGCGTCCGGGCGGCGACGGCTCTTTCATCACCTTCGATCTATTCAGCGGGGCGGCGCTGACGGCGGACACGACCTCGGCGTGCGTGGACATCGGCCGGTACAACGTGGCCGATGTGGTCTACACCTTCGACCAGGGCGCCGGCGTGCCGAACACGACCACGCTCACGACCAAATTTAGCGTGGACGGCGGGACGCTGGTCTCTGGCGTCAACGTGGTGGCCAGCAACGCGGCGGATGCGACGGACATGCAGCAGGTGCAATTGTTCGGGCGCTATTTCTGCCTGCTGGCGGATGTGAGCAACAGTAACACGGTGACGGTGACGGCAAAGGCCATCGCCAAGTAATGCAAATCCTCATGCTGCGCAACACTGTGGTCTGTCAGCCTGGGCAACCTGCCGGGCCGGTGGACGCAGGAGCAACCATCGATGTGGATGCGCCGCAGGCGATGCAGTTGATTGCCCTGGGCAAGGCGGTCGCTGTGACCGCGCCCCAGGGCGACATGCTGCGCGCCGACGACCCCACGGCGGTGCGCGCAGAGAAGCGCAAGCGGAAGGGGGCGGCGTGAGCTACACGTTGACGGTCGTCACGCCGCCGGCCACGCCGCTGGTGACGCTGGCGGATGCGAAGGCGATGCTACTGATCGACCACACGGCCGACGATGCGCTGATTTCGGCGCTGATTGCGGCGGCCACGGTCGAGGCGCAGGGCGTGGCGGCGCGCTCGTTCGTGACGCAGACGTGGCTGCTGGCGCTCGATGCGTGGCCGGATGATGGCGTGGTGCGGCTGCCGCGTCCACCGCTGCAGAGCGTCGTAAGCATGAGTTATTTCGACGCCGACAACGTGGAGCGGACCATCGCAGCGACTGACTACATTGTGATCGCCGACACGACGCCGGGTTTGATTGTGCCGGCGGCGGGGAAAGCGTGGCCGACTGATTTGCGCGCCGTCGCCCCGATCCGCATCCGCTACACGGCGGGCTATGGCACGGCGGCGGATGTGGCGGTGTCGGCGCAGGGGGAGATCGTGCAACTGGTCAAGCTGCTGATAGCGGTGGACTACGAGAGCCGAGAGGCACTCAGCAGCCAGGCCGCCACGCAGCGTGAGCGCGTGCTGAATGGCTGCAAGCGGCATTGGGGCTGGGAATGAAGATCGCTGATCTCCGGCACGCGGTGAACATCCAGACGGCGACCGTCGCCACTTCCGCACGTGGGGCGGAGACGGTGACGTGGACGGATTCACCGACGGTGCGCGCAAAGGTGCGGACCGTCTCCGGCGACGAACGCAACCGTGATGAGCAGGTGATCCCAGTGGCGGCGCACGAGGTGACGCTGCGGTGGCCACTGCCGACCGGGGTGACGCTCAACACGAAGAGCCGGGTGAAGTGGGTACACGATGGCGTGACGAGCTATTTCGGCGTGACGTTCGTCGGTGAGCCGGACAACCGGCGGCGCATTGTCGTGCTGACGTGCGAGGAGCTGGTCGGCGTGGATCGAGGGCTGTGATGGCAAAGCGCAAATCGATGCGGCGTGGAATCCAGCGGGTCGACGTGGCGTTGTACGGCGACGAGTTTATGGAGATCGTCGAGCGCTATGGCGACGAGGCGATGTTTGCGGCCGGGTCGGTGGTGCTCGACGAAGCGAATCGCCGCGTACCACGCGGACGCACGGGCAACCTGGCCAAATCCGGCTATGTGGGCACGCCGAGCAAGAGCACTTACGTGAAGCGGCGCTACTGGCGCAAAGAGAAGCCGGCGCCGAAGGGTGGGGCGGTGGTTGGGTTTACGGCGCCCCACGCGCATCTGATCGAGTCGGGGCGGCGCAAGCGGGGAACCATCCGGCCGCGGTCGGGAAAACGGGCGCTGAACATCAACGGGCAGATCAGGG